ACTCAAATTGTTTGAGCATTATTTTTTTTGCACGTGAACGTATACTATTTGGATCATCACTTGTTACTTTTTGAAAAGTTTCATCATCCATTTTAGCAAGATTTAAATCGTATCCTGCTTTTTTAAGCAGTATTTCAAATGCAGGATCACTATTCACCACCTTTAATCCACTTGGTGACAGGTTTTTAGTAGGAGGTGCTAAATCAAACAAAGTATTAACAGTTGCAGATTTTCCTGATCCAGGTCCACCTGCTAAAAATACTGCTTTTAAAATACCAGGATCATATACACCCTCAACGAGTGTAAAATATCCCTTACGAAGACCAGCCTTGATAAGACTTTCTTCTTGGACTTCTTGATTTTCTTCGGAATTGCTCATAAATACACTTCAGGTACATAATAAATATATATCTAAATATGTTTTATGATGTGTATTTTATCTTACTAAAAGAACCTTCTTTTTGAATTTCAATAATTTCGTCCACCATATCTCTCATTACGTCCAAATGACTTATAACCATTACGAACTCAAACTGCCCCTTTAAATAGGTAAACAGGTTAAATACACTACTTATGTTGTCTCCGTCCAATGAACCCCATCCTTCGTCAATAACAAGGAAATTAGAACGTGGTAAACTACTTACGTTGATAAGTGCCACTCGCATTGCGATACTGCTGATGAAACGTTCCATTCCACTGCACATTTCAAGCGGCCAATGTCGATCTTCGTAAGTAATCTTTGAATAAATATGCTTTCCATCCATTTCAAGATTCATACCAAAATCAACTATTTGAGAAAGAATGTTATTAACTTCACTTTCAATGCTTGGAATAGTTTTAGAAATAAGTTCGTATGATATACCATCTCGTTTAACTGCATCAAGGTATAATTCGTATCCTCGTTTTTTTCGTTCATATCCTTTTGCCTCTTCGATAGAAGCAATAATATCTTCATGTTCTTTTTCAACAATTTTAACTTCACCAAAAAAAGTTTGAAGTTTTTCTGTTTCTGCGTTTGCAATCGCATTTACATCTAATAGTTTATTTTGCAATTCATCTACTTCAACTTGAAGATTTTTATTAAATTCAATTATATCCTTACATTCATAATATTCTTTAATATTTCTATCATTTAAAATTATATCTTTTTCTAAAGATTGAATCATGCTAGATAGTGCAAGAACTTTCGAGTCTGCTTCATTTATTTCAAATATTATTTGAGAAGATTTATTTTTTAAATCATTCAATAATTCGTAGTTTGATTCTATATCTTTGTTATTATCTAATATTTTAGTTAATTCATTTTTTTGAGTAACGAGTTCATCGGCAGCTGCTTTGTCCTTGTCTAGTTCAGTTTTTGTTTGCTCGGCACTTTCAATTAAGTTTTTAGAATTTGTTACACAGAATTTACATTTTGGATTATATTCGTGACTATCGTAATGCTTTAGTTTATCCAACTTTGCATTAACAGATGTTCTTAATACTGCCAAATCTTTATCAACTTTTATTATTTCTTCACGAACTTTTAACACCTCAATGTATTTTTCATTTAAGTCACCCAATTCATTGATTTTGTTTATGTATTCTTTTTTATGCTTATTTAAATTCTTTTTTCTTGTAGATTCATTTTCACGGTTTTCGTTTGCAACAGAGAGTCTATCTTTTAAATTATTTTTATTAAATTCTAGTTTGTCTATATCAACTGCATTTTTATCAAATGAACAACTTTTAAATAAAGCATTTATATCAGCAAGTTCTTTGTTTAATCTTTTTTGCTCAAGAAGTGCAACATTAGTTTTACTATCTTGTTGATTATACTGCTCATTTACATTATCAAGTTTTTTCTTAACTTCGGCAAGAGTTTCGTCAAAATCTTCACGATTGAATCTTTTTAACAAAGCATTTATTTCTTTGATGTCTTCAGATGCAGTTGAGTGTAATTGGTCGAATGTGTCAATTCCCATAAATTGAGCAAGTAAATCTTTTCTTTCACTTTGACTTTTATCTATAAAAATTGCATTATTATTTTGCAAACTTAATGTAGTCAAAACAAAGTCATCATACGAACCTACATGATCACGGATCATTGCGTTTGTTCCTGCTCTTTGCTCTCCGTTTAATGAAACTTTTTCACCAAGTGAATCCTGCTTCCAGAAATCAACAACAACCGTTACATCTCCATTCTTTTTAGTGGAGGCAGTTCTTTCTATAAAATAATCAGTTCCTGATATTTCAAAATTAAGATTACAATAAAATGATTCAGTTTGTGTGTTTAGCACGTGGGATGCTTTAAATGCTCTATCACATTTATCAAACAAACAGAAACTTAATGCACTCATTACACTACTTTTTCCACTTGCATTTGATGCGAATAAACCCATAACACTTTTCATGTTGGAAAAGTCAATTATATTTTCGTCTCCATAGCTAAACATATTCCCAAACTCAAACTTCTTTGGTTTCCAAATACAATTACGGAGAACCTCTTTTACCACGAGTTTATCGTTAACTTCTTTATTAATATCCAACGCAGTTTTTACCTGATCATCATCGACAACAAAATTTCTACGAAGATAGTCTTCTATTAAATCGTTTTGAACTTGTACCGATGAGATGTCACCGAAGTCAAATTTATTATCACGATCAAACTTTTTTGCTTCAGATATAGCATCGCATCTTGTTACATTTAAATCTGTTATATTTGTTTGTTTGCGAATTCCTGCAATAATTTCTTTAGTCTCGGTTGCCGTTGTATTAAATACTTTTACACGCAATCTTGCTTTTTTTGGAAGTTTACTAAGATCACTTACACACTTACCATCACGAACTTCAATTGTATAATAACCATAATCATTTTGAACCTCATGGTGTGTGTGTTGTCTGTTTGGTATATCCCATAATACATAACCATGACCATGAGGTTTTTCCCCATGATTCTGTTGAATCATGCTTCCAGAATAAACCACAACAGGTTTATTTTTGTTGTGTCTTGATATTTTTATATAATGTTCTTTATCTTCCATTTGTCATTTCTTTTAAAATAGCCTGACCCACTTCTTCATCGGTAAGATAAGGTGATAAATGTATATGACCTCCATCAGGAAAGTATCTATTTGGTCCTAGAAACGGGATGCGTGTTTCAAGTTCGTTAGTATTTGCCCCACGTTGTTGCCAGTGTATACCCTTTGGGCCGAACATTTGGTGTATATAATCTGTTGTAATTATAGTTTTTACACCAAGTGCAGAAGACATATTAGTTAGACACCCCTCGGGACCTATAACATAATCAGAATTTTTTATTAAACTTGAGGTGAATGTAAATTTACTTGACGAGTTTATACTTGGAAAATTCTTTGAATCTTTTGACTCAATTCCAATCGCAAATAGTATAATGTCAGGATCATTAATAAGAGGTTTTATAATATCATTTACGTTTCTACGACAAGTTCCATATCCAGTACCATCCTCACCACCCTCTGCACGGTTATACTCGTCTTCTGTAAATAAAAAACTTTTTCTGTCCCAATCCATTACATAGCAAACTTTGACTGGATTGGTTTTCCAATAATTTATTTTAACAAGTTCATACATACTCCGTTTGATGGAGTAATCTAATATTTTTGTAGTAAAAATTTCAAAGGTATCGTCAAAGTTTTTAATATTAGAAATTTGTTGAAACTGGGATACTGCTGATTTATATGGGTTTATTGTATCAAATCCTTCCATGATAATAAAAGTATCATCGTATGGTCCGTGACTTTCTTTAAAATACACATTATCAATGTATGGATTGTTTTGTAAAAGTTCAAGAGGTTGTAAATAATTAATGTCATAGTCAACTATACATTTTGAATATTGTTCTTTTAACTTTTTAGCAATACTACTTGCAAATAAAATATCACCAATTTCAATATGTCTACATCTAACTAAAAATCTATTCACTACAAATGTCCCATCCATCTAATTTGTACGAGTCAAGTTTACTTTCTGAAATAAATCTATGCTCAGTTTTATATTCTTGTAATACTTGATATTTGTGAATATCACCGAGCATAACAATATCATATCCATCAAATTGAGGAAGTGTTAAATCCCCCCCAACTACAATATATCCAATATCTGTTGTGCTTCTTCTTATTGCTCCATGATAAACTGCAATCTTTGTGTTAATTGACGGATCATCAATTTCATCTCCATGTAGATATTCAGTCGGTTCTTCAAATATACCAAATACACTTATTGCCACATCACCTATTTTGTATACACCAGTATCTTTTAAATAATATAAATTATTATCGTCCATCATGCTCATAATTGGAGATAATACATCAAGACGATCAGGATTATTTAAATTACAATCGTGATTACCTGCAATTACAATAGTGGGATGTAATCGAGAGCATCTACGAAGAAAGTTTGAAATTTGCTGAATAAGTTCGGGTGACATTTCCGTTTTAGCATGAGCAATATCTCCACCAATAAAAATAATAGCATTTTCGTAGTTGTCGGATTTTACCTGTTCGTAGAAATTGTCAAACACGGCGGAATACTCGGTGTGACGTTTCACATTACGAATATGAATATCTGCTAGATGATATACTTTTTCTACATTCTTTAAATTATTTTTTAATTCAAGCATAACTTCTGTTGCATCAATTGACCAAAATCTAAAATGTCGGTTGAGTTGATTCTTTCTATAACCTTTTTAAAACCCAAGTCAGCCGCATCTTCACCTCCCATTCTTACCAATTTTACTTTTATATTATCGTTCATTAAAGTTTCCGATATATACAAAGCATTTTTATATGCGTCATTATCTAATACAATACTAACTTCTTTTACACTATGTTCCACTAACCTCATTTTAAGTTTACTTGGAATGTTTTTTCCGAGTAAAGCAATAGCATTTCTACGGATGGCCATAGCATCAAATACACCTTCACACAAAATAAGTGGTTCGGAAAAATCAATTTGATTTTCAAACACCACTACATCTTTGCTTACTGGTGGATTTTTATACTTCAAATAAGCATTACCTGTAAAGTCCCTTGCAAGAAAATAATTTAGTTTATTGTCTACATCAAATGATGGAACAATGATACGACCTGCATAATCTCCTTTATCACAATATCCTATATCGTATCTTTCAATGTCATATGATTCAATTCCACGATTTTTTAAATACTTCATGGCTTTAGAATAAGAAAAGTCAGTATGTGTTTCGGTTAATCTTTTAAATTCATAAGGCAACGATACAAATTGCTCTTCGGTATCTGCAAGTTTGGTATTTTTTGGAAGTTTGACAATCTTGGATAACTCTGCAAAATAATTGCTTGGAACCTGCATTCTTTTAAATAACGAAAAAATGCTACGACCTTTGGCATTTGTATCAATCCAACTTTGCCAACGTTGTGTTGTAAGATTAACTGCCAACTTTGGTTTACGGTGATGAGAAAACGGACACACGAACATTGCTTCGTCTTTAGAAACGATTTTACCTTCACCTAACACCTTCTGCAACAAGGCATATAACTTTTGCTCGGAAATCCCCATTAATTGTCAATAGTATACCAGTGATACAGTGATGCTACCGTTGCGTCCAACATATCGTAGTTTCTTTTATCATAATTTTTTCTACTATTATAGACAACAAACTCATTTAAATCAATCTTTTTTTCAAGTTGTTCACGTACAAAAGTTTTACTATCAACTCCTTGTTCACGACTTTTTCCGAATACAACCTTGCGAAGAGAAGACACATTCACGTGTTCTACATCTAATTCATACAATGCTTCTATTACATAACTTATTACTGCATTGCACTTTGCAAGTTTTACAATCGTTTGTTGACTTGTTCTACCTCCACCGAAACCACTTAAGGTGTCTTCTACGATAACTTTAGACGGATCAAGGTGAAGTTTATCAAGTTCATTAGCAACTTGGTGTGCTTTTTCTTTGATGTTCGTTTCTTTACGAACATCTATATATCCAGCATGAGTTACTTTATTTTTAGAAGAGGATACACAATAACCTACTACGGTTGAACTGACATCCAATCCTAAACAATAGGATTTATTTTGCATAACTTATATGTTATGCTGTTTAAATAAAAAAAGCAAGTTTAATATTATCTGCTAGAACCATCAGATGAAGCCCTTGCTCCACCTTGTCGTGTTGAAGAAGCTCTTGATGAAAACTGACTTATTGAACCACTTGTTCCATATTTCAATGCTTTTGGATCGGCATCTAATCCGGATGTATACCAACTAGATTGACAAGTTGACTGTAACCCACTTTTTCCTTTTCCGAAGTCTGATTCACCCATAGGTTTTTTCTTTGGTGTAAATCCTGAAATTTGTGAATAGTCACCTCTTTTTCCAGTTGCTTTGTCTCCGACTCCAGCCACATTAACTGTTGCAGGACCTTGAGCCTCACCAAGTGAACCGACATGATTTCTACCAACACCAAAAAAATCAACACCTTTAGAAATTTGCTGATTAAGACCTCTTGCTGTACCACTGGGTGATGGTGGAGCTCCTTTTGTGAAAATACTACCCTCTCCATCTTGATAAATGCTTCGTAGATCAGCACCTTTCCCCATTGAACGTCGGTCACCTTGATTATTAAATTGTGTGTAAGTGTTTTTGTCTGCCATAATTTTGTCTCCTAGATAGGTTTTTCTTTACATAAATATAACCCTGTTTTGTTTAACTATCATATTTTATTAAAAAGTTTATTGGGTAATTTGGTAAAATCTTCACAGGTTTACCCAATTTTGCCACCATTATTAAATCGAGACCACTATATAGTCCAATTGTAGTAGCATACGGTGCTAAATAACTTCCTTGTGTATCTCGTTGATCATTCTCTTTATAGTCTATAAAATCCTTTAATATTTTTCTTCCTATATTTTTACCGGTTTTTTCATTTAAATAATTCTCAATATCAGAAGGTTTAAATCTAGTAGCAGAACCAAATCCGTCAACTAGTCCGTTCGTAAGAGAAGAACCCGTTCTTCCCATAAAGTATCTAACCAAAAGTCTTGCGTCATTTGCAGAAACAATTCCGTCACCATCTATGTCGAACTCTCCATTGGTATATAACATATCGAGTTTATCTAATATATATTCTTGATTGTAGTTATTGGATGGATTTAACCGCTCTGATATTGTATCCATCAATAACAAGTCTTCAGTTTCCGTCATTAACAATTTAGATAATTCTGTTTTATTTTCATTTATCGTAAGACCATAGTTTAGTTCTTCTTCTACTCGTTCATCACGGACTTCGTACAAATCAAAATCCATGATGTATCTATAAATTAAAGAAAGATCATTTATATCAAACTTACCGTCTTCGTTGATATCGTACACAATTCCTCCAGATAACAACGAAGTTGGGTTCGTGCTAAAATTAAATTCATTCGGTTCAACTCTACACAATATCTCATTTTCATATAATGTTTGAGTCGATTTAAATTCAATATCAAATCCACGGGTTCCACTATTTTTTAATATATCCGAAAAATGATTTTGTTGGTCAGATATTGACAGCAAACCATTCTTGTAAAATGCGTTACCTAAATAATATTTTTTTGTTGATTGCAAGGCATGGTGATCATACGACACAACACTTCCTGATATGCTGTTTGACAACTCTCTCAAATATTTTGGATTTATGTCTTTATGTTCCAAAAATAACCTACCACTTGCACCGAATGGAACAACTGATGTTCCTGCGAAAGTAATAAGTTCATCAATTTGAAAGTTACCTAAAACAGGTGAACCCACAAATATGAAATCAGAACTCAATGATACGGAGTTACCAAACTGCTTTCTTGCTTCATATTTACCTTTATTTGAACTTATCCGTTTAATTAAACTACACTCATTGTTTGCAATCTCATAATAGTAAGCAATTCCATTTATAGCAGTTTTACGTGAACTATATATTAACATTAAAGTATCAGTCATTTGCACATTTGGTAAAATGTTTACATAAACATACAGATATTCACCTATTATTTTTGTATAGTCTCTATAAATACCCCAAGTGAGTGATCCGTTTTTACTCACTGTATCATTATTTGATATTAGTTCAATATTTTCACCCTTTAAAAACCCAACTCCGTTGTTAAATTGACTTGGTAAATTTTTGGGTGAATCTTCATCTGATATTGAAAAAGTAATATCTATGTTAGATTCTAGATGTTTTAATAAATCAGATAAAATAAACCCCTTTCCTATATTGTTTTTCCACTCTTCACGTAGATTCTCATCTTCTATGTTTTTAATTTTAAAAATAAGATTTAAATTTAATAACGATAAATGATCGTTTGGTGATGGGTGTACATCTTCCAAAATATTTTTTATTAGATTTTTATACCCATAATAATCATACCAAGACGATAAAGTCTCTATTTCACTTTTGTCTATGTACAGTTCTAATATGATTTTTAATATTCTAAAATTAATAAAAATTTTATCTACTTTTTCAAGTTCCATTAACAAGGGTATTAGACTTGTAACTAACTCCGGATTTTCTGTGTATTTTAAATACAAATTACTATCAACCAAACGAGACGAATGACGTACATATAAATTAAAAAATTTATTTAACTTTTCTTCGGACGACTCAAACTGATGTTTATCTTCAATCTCTAAAATTAAATCCAAAAGACGAGTTTTACTTTGGTATGTATCACGTTCTATCTGAAAACTTTTCCATTTTTTAAGAACATCTGTATTTTTTAAAAGATAACAATTAGATAACTTATTTAGTTCTGACTCGGTGATAATCTCAAACTGATCAATGTTATTGCTAAGTTCGTATTCTTCAAGCAAACTTTTTAAACTACCTGATTTATATAAATCTGTGGTTGTTCCTATTTTATCAGAAATTACCCAACGTCCCCTGAGTTCATCATAAAAAATTGACCAACCATCTTTGTTTCTATATATTTCAAAGTTTGTTTTGTCGGTTATTTCACACCCATGATTTATTCCTATTGGGTTTTGTATTTTCTCAAACAAACCACCCAACTTCTCTGCATTTCGTTTTTTTATTTTTTTAACTCTCAATGTTGATTCTCCGGTATCAATAAAATCTGCCTTTACATTTATTTCAGGAAGTTTTGTTTTATCAATACTTAGGTCATCAACTTTAATTCTCAGAACCACATCACCTATTTTTGAGTCATAGTCATATTCATAGTTTTGAAAAATATATTCCATTGTAGAAAACTCAGTATCATCGTATTTGTCAGAACCATAAATGAAATTATCTATTGTTATTTTTTTATCATCCCCATAATCTACTAATTTTATTTCAGAGCATTCTGTGTTATGTCCGGATACAATAAAATTATTATTTAAAATTGAAACGTCAGTACCATATCTAAAATTGAAATTCTCTTCAATATCCTCATTTCCGTATAATTTTGATTTGAATGATATTGTTTTGTTCGAGAGATTAAATACATAAACTGCTCCACTTTGATATTTGCTTTTTTGATTACTTATTGGATAAAATTTTCTGTCGGATGGGTTTCCAATTATTAAATGATCCTTGGTTGCATCTATTGAATATCCAAATTCCGACTTTACATCATAAGAATATCTGTATGATTTGTCTACTGTCAAATGACGAGGTAGTATGTCAAAGTAACTTGGATTATTATAAAACTCTATACTACTCTCTAATCCAACAGGAATGTTTTGTTCATTGACAAGTGCTACATAAACTTTGTGAAAACCTTCCTTTAAATCGTTTCGTGGTATTTTTATTTTACAAGTTTTAGTTTCAGGTGAATATATAGATAATGGTATATTTAAATTATCAGATATTTTTGTCTCCAGTTCAGACAACTTATATTTTGTTCCCTCAAAACTTCCGTCATAAATGAATTCATAGTAATTTTCAGTGTCAGACTTGTAATTAAAAGTAAGTCTCGTAACCTGACCATTTAAATTTGTAGTTCCGTGAATTTCGCACAATTTATATTCATCTTCATATTCATGTGTTGCATTGTTAGCATAAATTGACATAATGCTTAAACCATCGGTATATTCTACACTTGGGTATGTAAACACAGTATTTTCTCTGATCCCTTCACATCTTACTTGTAAAACGTCTCCTAAATTTTGAGTCATCGGTGGATGTGTATATAACTTTGCACCTTCCTTGTTATTCAAAAAGTCGTCAACCAACGAATCACCTATATCTACAAATTCACCCGTGTTTTCTTTTGTTGTATAATGAGATTTTTTATATTCTGGTTTGGTTGTAACCACAGATGTTATTTCATTTATTTTTTTTGGTTTAACCAATTTATCATTTTTCTTTACTGCATTTAATTCACCAAGTGTAAAGTGAGTTCCCTCAATGCTCCCATTAAAATTAAATTCATAATAAAATCTTTTTTTAGTATCACACTCAGTCTGATTAAATACCAACCTACAAGATTTTCCGTTTAAAGAATCAGACGCACCTATTTCAGCAAGTGTAAATGATGGGTTGTAACCCCCATCTTCCTGCTTCCCCTCCTCTGAATAAATTGTCATGAATGATGGATTTGTTCCAGACTTAACTCTTGGGTATTGAAATGAAACATTTTCTCTAACATTTTTCCACGATAGTGCTATTTCATCATCCGTTGCATTTGGGTGAGTGTATGAAAATGCCGATTGTCTCTTGGAAAAAAACATAGGAAAACTACATCCAATATATATCTGTTGATTCGTATCAAATTTTACTTTTCTATTTACGCCTATGTTTGCAGGTAATTCACCATAATTTTCAGAAATATTTTCTTTTAACTCACCAAGTGTATAGTGAGTACCTTCTATGCTTCCATTGTATATAAACTCGTATTCCATTTCATCCCCACCAAATTGACCCACGTTTAATGTTAAGCAAACTTTTTCACCGTCAAGTGTGTTACTTGCTCCAATTTCAGCAATTATATATTTTGGGTCATATAGTCCATCGGCATTCTTTGAGTTATCAGAATAAATTGTCATAAAAGAAGGTTTCGATCCTGATTTTACATCTGGATATGAAAACGAAACATTTTCACGGAAATTTTTCCAAGATATGGCAATCGTGTCATTTGATTTAAACGGTTCCATGTATGATAAACTAGTTTCCCCTTTACTAAAAAACTTTGCATAAGGCTCCCCCAATAACTCAGCAGCCGAGATGGATGTTCCATAATTTGGTGGAAGTATACACGCATACTTAAAACTTTTTTTGAGTTCACTTAATGTGAAGTGAGTTCCTTCCACCGAACCTCTGTATTCAAATTCATAATAATGTTCATTTCCATTTACGTTACCCGTATTTAGTGTAAGTCTTACAAGATTACCGTTTAGTGTATCAGTTGCACAAATCTCTGCAATAGTATATATGGGATCATACTTGCCATCTGCTTGTTTTGCATCGTCAAAATAGATTGTCATAAAACTTGGATTCATTCCATGTTTTACATCTGGATATGAAAACGAAACATTTTCACGGAAATTTTTCCAAGATATGGCAATCGTGTCATTTGATTTAAACGGTTCTAAATAAGCAAGACTAGTAAGTCCTTTACTGTAAAACTTTGAATTTGCTTTATTTTTCAATGGATCATTAAAAAGAATATCACTTAAATCTACATATTCACCAATATTCGCAGGTAAACCACATTCAAATTTAAGATCATCTGTCAATTCATCAACTATATAGTGCGTTCCCTCTACTGACCCCTTAAAAACAAAATCAATAAACTCCTCGGAATTACCTTTACCCGAATTAAATATCATTCTTACAATTTTACCATTTAATGTCTCGTGTGCCCCAATTTCAGCTAACATATATCTAGGATCGTATTTACCATTTTTTATTTTTGCATTATTTGAATAAATTGACATAAACGATGGATGAATTCCACTCTCTACATTTGGAAATATGAATGAAATGTTTTCTCTTACATTCTTCCAAGATATTGATATTGGTTCTTTGTTTGGTTCTCCTGAGTTTTTACTATAAGAAATTTCGTTTTTAGACTTACTAAAAAATTTCATGGTATCATCACCATCTTTAAATAAATCTGATATTACTTTTGATATACCATAATTATGAGGTAGTTGACCCACTTCTTTACCACCTATAAAATTATACCGTGAGTAGTACGAGTATACACCACCCCCTCTGCACATAGAATCACACTTGGAGACACGTGTACCTCCTATAATTCTGTTACTAGACTCATCTTTGTTTGTCTTTATTAATCGTGAGTCTAATTTGTATAACCACTCTGTATATTCATCGGTCGACGGACAAATCTCAAGTTCTATAAATGTGTCATAATAATTTATAGATAAAAAGTTCATGTTTTCTGATAAATCAGAAGGACTTATTGAGTGACCAGATATTTCACTATCCGACAGACTGTGTGTTAATTTCCACTCTTCACACCCATATTCGTTTTCTACTTTATTGTATACATAGCATCGTGGGAGATCTGATGATGGATTACTTACATAGATAGTATCGTCTATAATTTTCACAACCTCACCAAAGTTTTTAACACGACTGGTCGGTGGTGTTATCATACCAATTAAATCAAACGTATAATCTCCTAATCCAGAGTCAGGTGTCTCTGAGTATTCGTTAATTGGAAATTTTGATTTATCTCCAAAAGAACTTATATCATCATCACCACCAAACAAACCAACACCATCTAAATCACACGATTGTTTACTGTTTGTCATGAGTATAATCGGTTCGTTGTTTCCAGATACATTCTGAACTTTCCACCTGTATGCCCACTTGTTTTGTTTGTTTTGAACATGGTTTGGGTTTGGTACATATGAACCATCGGATTCATCGGTTATATATCCAGGCCATATTGACTTGTTGTAAAAATTTTCTTTATCTGCTGATTTACATCGGACACTTGGATGTGTATTTGGTGACCAATATCTTTTTTTAAACCACAATTCCGAGTCAATATTATCACACTCTACTCCGTCCGAATATAAATAATTAAAAGGATATTTTTGACTAAAGTCGTCATTTACAGGTAAGTATTCGTAATACTCTTTTTCATTTATTTCACCGGTTTTAAGTTTTCTATTTAAAAAGTCTCTATGTTTTTTAATTTTATCAGATACAATTTGACTTCTTAGTTTTAAATAATTTAAATACTCATCATTATCTTGCTCTGGGATACCTTTGTATCTTTTTATTAAATCGTTCCATTCATAGGATTCATAAATTGTAGAAGTTTTAATCCACGGATGTGACTTGGTTCTTTTTGTTTTTTTATAAATATAAACACCACCAACTCCATTGTTAAGAGTCGGTGATCCGACTATCAGATAATTTTTAAATAAAGAAATTGAATTACCAAAACTTGATCCAGGATCACCTTCTAAAACATTTATCAAACCCCAGTTATCAATTCCACCCTTTCCTTTATCGTATATAAACACATGGCCAGTTGCGAACTCATTATCAACACCCGCAATACTAGATTGGGGTGACCCTATTGCACAGATTCCCCACCCCAAATCTAACGCCTTACCAAAGTTGTCATTGGGTGTGGTAGTTCCATTTGATATTATATTTCCTATTTCAGTCAGTATAAAACCAGTATTATCATTTTGTTGTTCCTGAGCAAGTCCACTTTGAGTAAATGGACAATAAAAGTTTTTTAATATTTCAAATTTAGAATTTTCAGAAATGTACTTATACAATGTTGCTCTACCCGACTGCATATCAGACGGTGACGTTGGTAAAACAGGTGATCCCGAGATAAAATATTTATCGTGTGAGGCAAGAGACGACCCAAAAGTTATATCAGAATAATCAAAATACATTTTATTTTCATCTGAAGTATTCTCATCAATTACTATGTTTACTGAATTTAAATTTATTTCAGATATTTCATTAAAAGAACTCTGACCTACTATTAAATTAGTGTTTCCGTCATCCTCGATTACAATAGATTCGTATTTAGAACTATTGTCTGTTATTTTAATTGAATTTGGTTTAATCTTTTCACCAAAAACTTTTGCAGGTATTTCCAATACGGTAATCTCATCTCCAACTACTCTTCTTTCTTCGTTTGTGTTTTTGGTTGTTTTTGTTATTTTTGAAGTGAAATCATCTGATGTGTATATACCTGTCTCCGAACCAAACATATACATGGGGTTTTTGTAATATTTATTATATGATACATCAGATGAAAGTCCGTATTCATTGTAAAATAAATGCTTTACAGAATTGTAAACTGATCGCTGATATGATCCATCGGTATTTAATGGTTCTTTTTCAGGATCAAAGTATTTGCTATCTTTTTCAAAAAATGTACCTTTTATGTTTTTTCCTTTTTTTATCTTAACGTTAAAATAAGAATCATTTTGTTCAGTAGACAACTTAGAGTCAATTCCTGTGAAAATAGGTATATTATTACCTTGTTCAAGAATTATTGAGGTTTCAGAACTAGTTGTACTATAATTCCACTCCTTGTGAGTTTTGAACTTAGATACAGTTTTGTCCGACAATTTTAGTGTTTTTATCACAAAATATAAATATATCTGTATTTAAATATTTACTAAAAATCTAACTTAACTTTTATCAGGGTTTCTGTATCAAAGCTTTTCAAGATAGGCACACTGGTTTTAGCAACGGCAACCAATTCATTGTTATCGTTATACAAACCTACAGTTGTAATATATGTTTTGGGGTCTTCTATAAAGTCTTCGTGACTTACTCTACCAACCCAATATTCCCTACTAGGTCCTTGTCCCGATTCATATAACTCAGTTGCAACACTCCCGTTAAATACAAACGATGGATTGTTACTATAATTAAAATCTGTATTTTTTACTCGTATAAAATAATGTTTTGAAGGAACAAATTCAGTGCTCCTTGCTTTAAAGTTTCCCCCAAGTTTTATTGCTTTAAAAATTTTTAGAAAATTTTGATGGTTTCTTTCAATTCCATATCTCATGGTATCTGAGTTTGATGAATCGGTTGGATTTACATCTCCATACCAAGATAATCGTCTTCCTTCATTATCTTGTAAAAGTGCCTCGTCTGCATTTCCCATCTCGACCATAACTTCTTCAATCAAGTTTCCAAAGTGACAAGAAAGAGCAAATGGATTTAATATTATTATACCTAAATCAGGATATGCAAACCCAAATCCTTCACCAGAACCCTCACCTCTGCCTACTGCAAACTTATCCTGTGGTGTGTGTTCGTCAACAAGTGAACCTCTGATTATTTGAAATACTTTTCCATTTGAAGTATTATTAATAGAATTTACATTAAGTGTTCTACTGTCGTCTCTAAATGTCTCAGACACAACTATATCACCATGACGAATTGATAATTTAAACTCTAAATTCCCAGCGTCAAATTTTTCTCTTAAATTAGAAGAAGAAAAATTAATTACATAAATTGAATCTCTATCTTTATATCCGGATGATGCAGAGTCCAAAGTAAATGTCCAAGATGAGTCACCGGGACCTAAGAGTATATTTTTGTATTGATTGTATATTGCTTTTGTTATTGAGTTTGATCTAGCATCGTTCAGTGATCCATATCCAAATTTATTTCCATATGAAACCGTAAACTGAGATTCTGCTTGATCGTTCGGTATTCCATTTATGTATGTTTCTGCATTGTAAACATTTGCGTAATAATCTCCAAATGATGAATTGGTCCAATTTTCTTCAGAAGTATTTCTTTTAAATGTCTGCTCTTCGTCTATTATATCTACGTCAGAAAAATTAGTCAAACTTCCCATATCGTTATATTCAGCATCAATTTCCTGCAATTCATCAGTTTCCTCATTTCTTACCACCCAACCACTTAGACCACTTCTAACTTCACTTGGATCGATGTAGAAATTATTATTCTCAAATCCGTCAGAGAATAATCCAGAAGAGACTTTCCTGACTCTTCCAAATACTTTATCTGTATCTTCAATTTTCCTATAAATGCTCATATGATTTTATTTATCAAACCTTGTTCTGAATTTTCTTCCGAAGAAACTACGGTGACTATTACTGGAATGGAAGTTGACCCCCCACTTTCATTTCCAATTATGGTAAGAGTTGCACGTTGATCTGTCGTTATACTTTTGTTTGGTTTAAATGTAAATGAAAATCCCACTTCTGTTGTTGCGAGTTCACTTGAGGTATCACCTAAAAATACTGATGTTGTCTGTGATGCGTCAACATCTAGTCCTGTACCCGTGAGTGTTCCGACATTTCTGTTTGATAGAACTGCGGTATATCCAAGGGTGGTGTTGTACACTGGTTCAGTTGTTGGTGTTATATTAATTACTCCATTATACGTTTTATCCACGATTATGTTTTGCTGACCAAGTTTAATTGTTGGTATATATTCTGTACCAGGGGGTAGTGTCACTAGTTTATATTTTAGACACTGTGTTTCATCAGTCAGTGGTTCAAATACAGGAGTGTTTCTAAGTGCAGAATCATAATACTGAGACCCCTCTGGATGATTTGGGTCATATAACGAATAATCTATCTCGTCATCTGCCAATGCAAAGCTTGTAATATTTAACCCACTCTCCGAAGCAAGTAACTCTCTTCCTCTGCGTGTTAAGACTGCGTGGACGGTGATTGTTTCATTGTTTAAATAACCCATAATAATATATATTCAGTTTTAAAGTATTTCATATAAATATTTATATATTACTTTTTTATTAAATTAAAGTGATTCAGATACTATCTTTCCAGTAAAAGTTCTAAATGATCCATTGGCAACCTTCATTCTTCCATCATTAATACCACCATCGATGGGATATTTTGAAGAGTCTTCATAATATTCATGGTCATTTTCTAAATGAGTTTTATAGTTTTTATATGCCTCAACATATTCGTCTGACTGAATGTAATAAAAATTAGTATCTTCGTTTATTATATTAGGAGACACTACATCTCCTGTTATGCGACTCCTGTAAAACAAATATGCTACATTATGAGTAACTCTTGATTTGAGTTTTACATTACCATAATCCAACACCTTAGAATATAAATTAAAGTCATCTAAATAACCACAAAATCCCCCAAGTTTTATATTTTTAAATTCTACAATTTCATTTTGAATTTTAGTATCAACTTTGTTTTCAAATATCCCATTTATAAAAATTTCAAATACCCCATTCTTATTAAAATTTACAACAAGGTGTGTCCATTTATCTTTTTTAAGTTCAACTCCAAGATCTATTACTGAAGAATTTTGTTGTTCATTCCACTTTGCACCAATCTTATTTTCTTCACCATTTGCGTTTAAAAATAGACCCGTAAATCCGTTTAGTGTTTCATTTGTAACTATTGGTGCGTTTTCTTCACTCGTTTTTGCAGGTGCAATCCACATTGAAACTGATAATTGGTTATTTTCAAACGAATTGCAATCACATTGTAAAAATGACTTTTTAGAATCTTTGTATGTTATGTCGTTGTCAAAGAAGATAGCACATTTATAGTTACTATCTAATGATGACCTTATAACTTTTCCGTTATGTAATATTGCACCACATCCGTCTTCAGTAATAATTTTTTTTAAATAATTTTTCATTTTATGGGTGAGTCATACTGTTTATTTTTTGTAAATCCAACGGTCGAACGAGACCAAATTCGTTTATCTAAATATTCATCAGAATTTAAATTATCCGTAACATCGTTATGCGATACTACTTTATACCAATATGTTTTTCCAGATTCAAGAGTTGAGTCATCGTCTGTGTATTCCACTTCTTTTAAACCTGTTACAATTACATCATAAGTTGAATAACTCGTAAAGTCATTTATATCTGATCTTAGTATAGAATATGATTCTGTTTTATTAAACATATTTTCTGATGTGGGTTTATTCCACATTATATGAATTTTATCGGTAAATGTTCCATTAGTTGCTTCTAAATTTTCAACAACTTTTGGTAAATCCAATCTCCATCCGAGGATTTCTTCGGAAGTGGCAGTTTTTTCATGCAAACCAACTGAAGTAATTCTGTATTTAATGAGTTTGCCGGCCTGGGATTTGGTATCAAGAAACCCATATACCGAATAAACTTGTGAAACATTATCTTCTAATATTTGCCAATTTCCGTTTTCAATGGATGTCTCTATTCTGACATATTCTGCATCCGGTGATGATTTCCATGAAATTAATATTCCGTTTGGTAGTCCAGTTGATATTGTTATATCCGTAACACGGGACACGAAAGTTTTAAGTTTTACTAAGACACATCGTTTACTTGGCCAAGATTTTAAATAAAAATCATTTGAAATAAAAATGTTTTTTCCATTATATAAATGAACTCGACCACCTCTATTTTTTGTTAAGTAGAATGGTCTAAATCTGCCATTTATAATTACATCAGAGGAATCCCAACCGAATGAATTTAAGTCATCTAATTTATATGTTTCAGTTTCTAACATTGAATAGTTTTGAACACTTACATTAAAACTTTTAATTTCATCAGGTATACTCGGAATGATAAACTTACTATTATTTAAATCTTCAATCGTTGCTATTTCTAATACATCGTATCCAAATACCTCCATGTCAGAAATTATTTGCTTTTCTGTTTCAACTGGATCATTAGACAAGTCATACTTTTCTTTTGTTATTGCAAACTCATCTAATAAAAATACAACCCCCGAATCATTGTTTACACCCACATTTGTTTTGGTTGGGGTTGGTGTTGGTTGTGGAACTGGTGTTGGTGTACTTTCACCTATTGGGGTTGGTGTCGGTGTTTTATAAATTGGAAGTGGTGTGGCCGGAGATTCGTCTGATGTTGGGGTTGGGGTTGGGGTTGGGGTATCTTGTAATTTCGTTATTGTAGTGGTTGGAGTCGGTGTTGGGGTTGGAGTTGGTTCTTCTTCTTCATATTGAACGTGTATATATGCGGTTTCACTAAGAAATCCAGACGAAGAACCATTATTACCATTTAATTTGCTACCCAACATACTTGTATCTGAAGTGGTCCATTCCTCACCATCTTCATCCAAGACTTCATCTGGTATATTTTTAGAATTGGATAGTTTCCAAAAATTTCCATTGTTATATAATGTCCAGTCACCATTGTTCTTAAATACATTATAGTTGTTAAAAGTACGATTGGTTGGTTCGTATGTTCCGTTTGCAGTTGTCACAGAATCACTCACAAATCCTTCCACATTCAATATAATTTTCTTTATATTTATTGTATTTTCAAAACTTAAACCTATAATCGGATTACCATCGGGTGCTTTTAGTGGAATGTTGCTCAATTCAGAGTCGTATGTCTGCTCATCTTGATTAAACCAAAATGAATCTTTGAACTCTACATCGGAGTTATCTCTTTCACTTAAACTTCTCACTATTGGTGGTTTTTTATCAAGGTTTCCTGAACTGCTGATAGTTGTTTGGTTTGAATTTATGGTGATTCTTTTTGTCTTCCGTGGAATTGTTTTGTAAGTGTGTGTATTTAATGTTCCGTGGATCAATACATTGTTTTTAGTTCCAACTTTTGGCAAATCATATGGTTGATACTTTTTTTGATATGAATATATTCTTTTGTTACTTATATAATATGATTCATATACCCCATTTTCAATTTCACTAGGTGATGAGAATGTTTTACTGAAATCATAATCTATATTAGTTTCAAATATATTTTCACTTGTAACCACTTCGTATTCTTTTGAATCGTGAACTTCTATTTCACAATCAACATTTACTCTAACATGATTGTGATTTAGTACCTCCCAATATGTTTCTCTATCAAAATCTCTATCCGGAAATACAATTCTGGTAGTCGGTGTATCCTTTTTACACCTATACATTTTTTTATTATAGCATATAGTTTCATCTACTTTGTAGTTTGTACCAAGTTTCCATTCATTTGAATATATATTTTTTATGGTATGGGTTTTGTTCTCAAGATTGACCAAGGACTCTGTATATCGTTTGATACCAGATGATGTGTATTTTGTTTTCGTTGCGTTAGTCTCCATTACCACACGATCCAACCCATCTTTATTTTCTATCTTTAAGTTTTGTCCTATTTGTAAATCATCATAATAATTTAAATCGGCAATTGTCTTGTTGAATGTTACTGGAATTGTATTATAGTGATCCACCTGCTTAATCATCGATGAAGTTTTAAAATTTATGTCAATATCAGTATATTCACTTGGAACTTTTGCAAATCCAGTTTGAGAGAACAGACTAAACTTACCGGATGCTCCTGTTAACCTAAGACGACTTATATCCACACCAATGAAATCTCTAGTGTTGTTGAAGTTAAAATGTAATTTAAAGTTTACATATAATATGTCTGTATAAGAACTATTTGAATATACACCAGTCTGCTCTATTGATTCAGTTAGACTTATTGTTTTGGTTGGATACTTAATCGAGTCTGTAATTTGCCATTCACCGTAAACTTCTGCATTGTTCTTATTTTTTGAAAACAACCATCCTTTATCGTTTTTAAATAAACAATCACCAGACTCATGGTATCCAACTTGTCTATAAATTCCGTTTACGTTTTCATAATCGTCATAAAATCCAGATACGGTTATTTGCAATTCTTTTTCACGAAATGTTGAATACTCTACACTTCCATATATATTTTTGGTGTTTGTCTTGTATGTACCAACAAGTGGGTATAAATCACTTTTTATTAATGTTACATCAGTTTCCCTATTTTGTATTATATATTTTTTATGTGAATTTGAGTATAATAATTTACAATTGTTTTTGTTTATTATTTTTCCATAAATTAACTTATATTCCCCCCCTAGTTCTTTAAGTTTATTGTGTTGTTTAAGTGGGTTGGCAACTAACAATGTTTCACCGTATGTTCTTATTTTAACATCCTCGGATATTAAGTTATTTTCACTCCGTGATGTTAGTATCCACTTCATTACAGAAGTATCCTGTATATTGCAATAATCTGTATCTGTTGTTTGTATTATTTTTAATTTTTTAAGTTCAGTTTCAACATATTGATACTTTAGTAACAAAGCGTCATCGTATTTATCAGTATTTACATAAACTATTGGTATTTCGTAAATTTTACTTGAGTCTTTTTTTGATTTTATTCTTATCTTCCACGCTAAAAAAGTATTTATCCTTGAACTTACTTCTTTGATGTATTTTGCATTTGGTCTAATTATGAATTTATTATGTACATCAACCTTTGCAGACTGAAATCGTTTTCCTACATTTTCACCTTGTTCATTGTACACTAAACCCCCACTATCAACCGTATAATTAGACTTTATGAATACTTCGTTTCCTTCGTAAAATCCATTGTTATTATTAGCATTTGCTACGAACCCGTTTTTTATATTTCTTGTTTCGGACGATATAAATATTTTTTTATCATTAATATTTTTTAGTACCCAAATACTTTTTGAACTTTCATATAAAAGAATCCATTTTTTATTATCGTTTATATAAGTTGGTATTGATATTTTTTCCTCACCACAATACGAAACATCGTATTGAAGTGTGTATTTTCCGTTTGCAGATACTACCGTTCCGTAAAAACCTTCTATTTTAATACAACCAGATGATATTCTGTTTTCATAGTTACCTACTAGTTTTGCGACTTCAACTTCATCGTTTATCTTATTTTTAAGTAGTTCATATTTTTCTTTATTAAAAATTCCAAAAAATTTATTTACTGCTACACCGTTTTCTTTGTATGTTATCTTTTCATTTTCAAAGTTCAAAATTTGTATATCATATGTATCAGAATTGAGTGGTATAGAATCTCCACACAAGTCGGTTCGATCCGTATCTAAATTTGTAATTACAGGTAAAACATCAAACTCATCTATTGAGTCGTTATTAATATAAATTATATCAGTAGTTTTTTCTATATGAGTGGTTTTATCCATTCTAGATTTAACGAGTAATTTTTGCTTATATATTTGATTTACGTTATAAATTATATTACTTTTTGTTTTAAAGAATGTATTATCATCTATAGTAGTCAACGGCATTCCAATAGTATCACCGAGTTTTAAATTTCCAAGTGACTTGATTTTTACACTTTGCTCAAGTTTTGGATTGGGTAGTCCAGAAATGACCGATACCCTAGCTCTCTTTCTTTTGGTATATTTATTGTTATGCACATCGGGACTATCCAATACAATTGTTGGATTTTCATTAAATGTTATAGTTTTATCGTGTTTCCAGTTTATACCCGTAAATAAATAATGTGAATAGTCTGGCTTTAGTATACTTCCATTCCTCTCATCCAATATAAATAAGTCAGAAATTTTTATTTTATGTGGCCAAGTATCTTTCCAGTTTTTAGGCTTGAGTCCAGTTAGATACGCAAATTCAGAACCAGTATATCCAACTCCCTTAAAATCTACAAGCATTTTTAATATATAATGTGACACACCATTTACATTCATAGGTGTATCTTCAAAATAACAATTTACAGACGACTTGTATTGTTGAGTATTATATAAATAGTCGTGTGTATTTAGTTGAGATTTCATCTCGGTATATAAACTTAATTTTAATAATAAAACAAATTGATGTTTTCCTCGTTTGTCTAATATGTCAATTATACATTGATCAATGTTATTTTCAGTATTTGTGATATATTTCTTATACGAAGATTGATTTCTTTCAATATTTGGGTTATCACTTAGACGATTTATATATGCTGATAAATTAGTTTCAATTAAATCACCACTTTCGTTATATACCAACCCACTTTTAAAGTCCCCTCCACGATTTAGTACATCAACCGACATTTCGGTTTGTTTATTTATTTTAACAAGCAAATCATTTATTTTGTATAAACCAGATGAACCAATTCCGTTTATATTTGAATATAAGACATCAACTTCACATGGAATGGATGATTTAATTTGAACTTTGTATTTTAAATTCACAGACCATAATTTTGGTGAATAAAAATTATTTATCGTTTTATACACAATAGTATCTTTAAATTTACCACTCGCATAATTTTGAATACCACTTGTATTTAAGTTTTTAATATGAAATTGACTGTAAAATTTTAAATCAAGCGTGTCACTCATTTCTAACTTTGATGGAACTTTTACTAAATTTAATTTTTTAAATTGCTTCTTGTCAAAATTAATGTGATGGCCATAGTTCTTGTAATCAATTACATACTTATCATTGTCATTGATTTTGGGTTGATCGTTTATGTCACCAGAAAGTAATAATGGAGACTCACATGATTCATACTGGTCACCATTTACACGACCAACAATTTTTAATGACTTATTATTTTCAACTCCTTCATTAAATTTAGAATTCCCAACCCATCCAGATTGAAGTTTACCGTTAAATTCACCATTTAAATATAAATATCGTTTCTCACCATTGAATGTATGAGTTCCTTTTTTGTTTGATATATCGGTAGCTTCACCTTCTTTACCTACAATCCTTTCAACATAATAGCCACTATACACACCATAAATATTGCAATTAACCCACCCATTTATGTATCCACTTATTTCAATGAATTTATCAAATGAAGAAACCGACTTTACATTAGTAAAGTAATCTTGTCCCGTTCTTGGAATATTACCTAATGGTAATGAAAAATTAAATCCAGAACTAAACCAAACAGGATAAGATAAACCTCGTTCATAATTTAATTCATTACCAGATAACCAGATGTAGTTTTTAAAATCTTTTAATTGTCCAGTTGCTAGTTTTTTTCCACCGTTTATTTCTCCATCAGAAGCAAGTATCCACCTTCCCTTAATCTGTGAGTAGAATATCCACCAAATTCTTTCATCGTCCGAAAACACAGGAAATCCACTCTGTCCTTTAAATTTAAGTTGATAAGTACCATTCGCCTGTTTAAGTTCTCCGTCTAGTTCGGAAATTTCAATTTTATTTTTTAATAAAATATTATAGTTTAAATATTTTCCAGTATATCTTGAGGCCTTCTCTAACTGATGGTAAAATTTTTCAACTTTATACAAATTATTTCCCAAAATCACACACCCATTGTTTACAAATGTGTCTCTGTAATCGTCTGTTAATTGCTCACCTATTAAATTCTCACCATAATTAAAATGAAACGACTCTTCGTTTTTGTTTTTATTTACCACAACCGAAGTTTCTATATTTGATACATCCGACGTATGTGTTTGTTTAATGTAGTTTCTTTCATTCGCAAACGATGATATATTGTTGCGTTTGGGACCTAAATCAAATGAAAACGAAATTTGTTCAGTTATTGTTTCACTATCTATTTGTTTTTTCTGTTCCTGAACATACGCACTTGTTTTTATCTCAGGTGGTTTTATTTTACTTCTTTCAAGAATACTTGGTTCTATTAATAATCCAGATACTAACTTTACTCTGGCAGGTATTACCTTCTCCAAGTTTTCAAATATAGATGGATCTATATATGATTTTATTATATTAAAATATCTTTGAGTATCTATATTTCCAAAACCGTTATCAAAAAATAGTCGTTTAAAGCTATCTAGTTTTTTGTATTTATTTGAATATATGTCATGTGGATCACCAATAAAATTAGATAACCTAAAATTTCCAAAAAATCGTATAATTTCTCTATTGACTAAATCAGTTGGACTAAAATAAACCCCAAGTGTATTGGTGTCAATTGATGCTCTGTCTTTTGATTTTTTTGTTGATCTTGATAAAGGATTTAGTGTCGAAATAAGTGTTTGTTTTTCAATTCGTATTTTTTCATTACTAAAACTTTTCGAACCGTATCCAGGTATGCTTGCAGATTCCCGTCTAGAAGTTCCAATAAAACTATAAGGGTAGGTATCTGTTGTAAAGTTATATGCCTTTATATCAGACTGTTTGTTTAAAGAAAAATTCTTTATTACACCATAACTTACTTCACTACTAAGTTGATTTAAGTTATATGGAAAGTCAAAATTTACTTTTACTAATAGATTTTCTTTTAATTTTGAAGGATCGTCTATATCATATGATTCATTGAAATTTATATGATTAGTGAATCGTTTTTCTGAAATGTCGGTTTTATATATTCTGATTCTATCTAATAGTCCTAAAAAAGATTCCGACCTATAGTTTCCAAAGAATATTTCTTTGGTATTTAAAAATAAATTCAATGAATGTTCTGATAACAGGTTTGTACTTGTACCAGAATATCTTACATTAGAATCAACAACTCGTTTTACCAATAAATCAATTCCAAAATCAAACGACAATTCACCTGTATGTCGTTTAATTAAAATATCATATTCATGTGTGTCTCCAAAATATATTGGTTCATCGTAAGTATCAGGACAATACAGTGTCCCGTCTGTATTGTTGAACGTAAAGTAAAATTTTCCATAGTTTTTAAGAAAGGTGTTTGTGTCACGATAAATTCCAAATTCCCATTCAGATGTAGTCATTATTGGAAAATGACCATTGTTTTTAATAAAGACTCCACTATCTTTAAGCTCCTGAATTGTGTAGTGAGTACCAGTCGTAGTTCCATTGAATTCAAAGTCTATATTAAATTCTTTTTCATACTGATGTGTTTTATCCTTACTAAAAGACAGACGTACAATCTCTCCATTTAATGTTTCGGTTGCTCCTATTTCTGCAAGTGTATACAGAGGGTCGTATGTTCCGTCCTCTAATTTACCTTTGTTTGAGTATATTGTCATGAACATGGGTTCGGTTCCTGCACCTACTTTAGGGTATGAAAACGAAACACCCTCTCTTGTGTTTTTCCATGAGATAGATATATCATTATCATCCCAATCATCAGGCCTAAATGACTCAGAATTTGCTGGTTTATTAAAGAATTTTGGATACTCCGAACCAATTATGAAATCATCATCTGTTAATATTCCGACCAGGTCCACAAAGTTACCAGAATTTGCAGGTAGAGTAGTTGATTGTTTACTTCCAAACCGTTGGCCATCTTCGTAAGAGTCAAATATTTTACTATCTAGTTTAATCCTAAATTCAATAGATAGTTCATCTCTTTCTTCTTCAGGTAACTCTATCTGTAAATATTGGTTGGTATTGTTAATTTGTAATGCATAGTTAAAAGTATCAAGTTTATATTTTGTATCACTATCAAAGTTATCACTACCATAATTTACTCCACCAAATTCTTTTATTTGAAATAAATAATCCGGAACACCGTAACACTTAAACAATGCTCTAATTGAAGATTCTGTACCCGATGTCTTTAATATATAAGGTAAATTATTTAGTAATCTCCTCCATATAGTATTTCTGTTTTCTTCAAACTTTTTACTTACCGACAATTCATCAACTTCTCTTCCATAAAAATTAATTCCAAATGAATTCATAACAAACCAAACAAGTTGGTTTGGTACTCCTTTTGAAAAGGAATTACGTATATATTGCATATTTGACATTGCCTCAATGTAAACAAGAAGCACATCAAATTGCTCACCAATCATATTTAAAAAGTTTATAAAATCTTCGTTTTCATATGTTCTTACCAAGAACTCAGGTATACTATTTGCAAGAGAGTCATCATTATTTTTATCATATAAGTTTGCTTTTTTTGCAGTTGATTCATACCACAAATAACCTTCTGTCTTTTTAAATTCGTTTATATCATTTGGTATTAATTGAGGTGGTGTGAAAGATGAATCTTTTTTATACGAGTCTTCTAAATATACCTCTTGAAAATTTGATGACTGATTCTCTAGTCCGATATTGTTGTCATCATTTGCAGTAAATCCAGAGTTTAAATTTGAAGATGTTGAATAAATATATTCTGAACTACCTTCTTTAAATAACTTCCACTTACCAACAGAACTCTCAAATATTATTTTCCAAGTTCCATCTTTTGTGTTTTTAAATACTTTATTTGTGTCGAATTTTTTTGATGCAAATAGATTGTATGTACCATTTACTACAAATAAATTTCCGGTAAAACCACTTAGAGTAAATGAAGTTTCTCTTGGCCAGGAATTAGCACCCTCTTCATAATAAAGGAATTTTTCATATGAAGTAAATGACTTTATTATATCAGCATGATTCATATTTAATTTAGCAATATCTTCTCGTTGCATAATTAAAATAGAATCTCTTGCAACACCTTCATCAAGTGACCCAAGTGACACCTCTTTGTTTAATTTGTCTATTTCGTAGTATAAATTATTTAGTTTATTTTGTATTTTGGAAATTTTTGTTAATTTTAAAATAAAGTTATCAAGTCTGTGTCGTGCGGCTGAAAACTTTACAAATTTTTTAAAATCAGAATAATCAATATGCAAGTCGTCAATATCCTGTCCTGTTGTATTAAAAAAGTTTTCAGCTGCTGATAAGTCATCTTTAAGTAAACCGTCTTCACCTTTCAATGTATATTTTTTCGTGGTCTCTGTTGTTACTCTTGTAGTTATATCAGGACCTCTTAATTTGAATGTTGGTACATCATCAACATCTCTCAATGATATATTACGAATTACATCATCGGAATGAGATACACTTGAGATATAAAACTCGGAGTTTATATCTATTATATCAGGAAGAGGCTCTATCGTTTTTATTAATAAAGTATCGTTGATGTTATCTGACTTTGTGGGGTCTTTGTAACTATCATAAATTAAAATTGGAATTGATATACCATTTCCAAAATTTAAAACATTCGTTAAATACCTATCAAACCTTTCCTCGAATATTGTATCCAATACAGACTCATCAAACATTTGAATAAGCATATATTTGTAAAATATTTTAATTTCATCATTAGATTCTTGTGTAAATCTATTGTAGTTTTCTAGTATAAAATCGACAGACTTTACATAATCTGAATAGATGTCCTCCTTTACTACAGTCTGATTATATTGTGATAGTATTAAATTAAAATAAAATGTAGTTAGTTGTGTTTTTAATCCGTCCAACTCTCTTAACATCTTTATTTCATCGAGTCCAAATGACTTTTCTACTTTTAAAAGATACTCATCATAGTCAGATGTTTTAGTTTTGATGCTGTCAATTGTATCTTTTTTTACAAACGAATTATTTTTTAATATCTTATCAAGTTTGTTAATTATATGTGCGACTAAGACTCGTTTTCTTATAAAATTATTATACTCAAAATTAAAAGAAACATCGTTTGGATTTCTTGAATCTTTTAAAGAATCAGGTAATGCTTTAAATTCTGTTCTAGATGGTGATATTTCTTTTATTTTTAGTTTTGTTGAATTTTCATATGATCCGACAATATCAGTTCTGAAAGAAATTCGTATTTTGTAGTTTCCTTGTGTTATACCAAGTTCTTCCAATTCATGTTTAGGTGATAATATTACATCACCGTTCTTGTTTTTTACATACAAAGAATTTAAATATGAAACAGATGTTGATATTTCTTCACCATCTAAATTTGTATAATTAATTGTTTTGTTTATATAGTCTGGAAATGCTTCTACGAGTTTCCATCCGAAAATCTCACCACGAGTCGAATACACGGAAAATTCTATGACATCCTTTGAGCATTTTCCAAAATCGGTGGAGTGTACCTCCGTATCTTTTATTTCTCCAAATACACTCTCTGAAACCAAAGAACCTCGGATTGTGTTTGTATTTTCATCCGAATCGGATGGATACATATATGGAATGAATGTTTTCATTTATTATGGTTCACTTACAAATGGGAGTGGGTTGTAGTCGGTATCTGAACTATTTTTGTTTGTTTTTGGTGTAAATGGAAATGCGTCAGAAAAATCTTCAGTGGAATTACCTTCTCCATTTTTAATTCTCATATCTATAATTAAATTTTTCGTTGCTAAATAATTTTGTTCCGCATCTTCTTGGAATTTTATATTTTTTTGACTTTCTGTTTCCAATATCTTGGTCAACTCATCAAGTTGATTTGACATAATGCTTTCTTGTTTTTTATGAGCAGTTTCAATCTCAGATATATCATCCGTCATATTTATTTGGTCATTTGCGTTTTCATTTTTATCTTGTGTATCCACGAACTCGGAAAATGTTGTATCATAATTTTGTTCAATTTTATCCTTTGAGAATTCAGTTCTCGTCTGATTTAGACTTAGTAAACAATTTTCAATAGAATCGGAATTTGTTTTTATAATTTGATTTCCTGTTGGATCGATGTGTTCGGGAGAAATTCTACCCTCGATAAATTCATTTAAGTCTGACTGGTCGATTTCATACCTTGTTATATATACTGGATATTTTTTGCTCATTGTTTAAATTACTTTAAAAGTTCGTGAATCTATATAAACATCACCATTTAATTTATTTTTTGTTTTTATTAAAAATTTATACATTCTGCCTAAGTTACATACATTAAAATCAAAGATAAAAAAGTGACCACCTTTATCGCAACTTATTTCAGTTGACTCAGAATAATCTAATACAACTTCTTCCGTTTCAGCGTCAATTAAAGAATAAAACATTTTTTCCTCTGTATAGTTTTCCAATGTGTACCTCATTCTATTCTCAAACTTCTTAATTGGATATTTCTCACGAACACCTACTTCTATTTTTATGACCGAGTTCTTATCGTATTCTTTTTTAACTTGTTTTATTTTAGGGATTATATTTTCGGTATTAAGTTCACTAAGTTTTGTATTACAAATATCATTTACATTGTTAATTGACCCAGAGTTAATTGATCCGGAGTTTAATGAACCAGAGTTAATTGATCCGGAGTTTAATGACCCGGAGTTTAATGACCCGGAGTTAATTGATCCGGAGTTTAATGACCCGGAGTTAATTGATCCGGAGTTTAATGATCCGGAGTTAATTTCTGATTTTGCGTTCGTTTCTATGTCACATGGATTAAATACATAATCTAAAATATGCAGTTCAAGATAAGGTTCGTATATTGTGTTAGTGTTTTTTGCAAAAAATTTAACAGACGATTTGTGTATCTCAGTATCGTTTTTTAATTTAAGTATAAGCCCATAGTTTTGTATTTCATCAGTTTGCCATAAACTAAAAATATCTGTTATATCGGCTCTTAGGTCACTAGCTATGTTTTTAAATTGTACATTCTTATTTATCGGTAAGGTTTCACCGGTATCTGTTTTTATCTCCGAAAACCAAGTACCACCACCAGTAAAATTTGTTTCATTTTTATACCCACCACCCCAAAGTTCATTTTTCTTTTTATACTTCCAAGATGATCCCGGATAATTAGTCTCTGCGTCAATAAATCTACCTGATCCAACTGACCAACTTTCTGCTATAGGTAGAATTTCAATTTCGAAATCATCACCAAGTTCAGTTTTTTCGGTAATTTTAAAGTTTAGATATACACTTGATGGTTTTATGTCGTATAACAATACATCATCTATATTAAACTCTATCAAAATTCTAGAAACATCAGGACCGGTGTCATAGTCAAAACCCCCTCTCAACTCTGCAATTTCATCTGCACCCGTATTAAGTAATTCATATCTACTATATATTGTATTATTTTTTTCTGATCGTATGAACTTTATCATTATATTACCCTCCCCGAAATGTCTTTATCTGGAAATTTTAATTCAAATATAGATGGATCTTTTGATGGGTAAATAGTCTTTCCAATGGTGGCTGATTTGATATCATATTCGTTTTCAGAATAATCTCCATCTTGTACATTTAAATTTATTACATCAACTAATATTACTGATTTTACTCCCGAGACTTTCGAAAGTTCCAATTCTATTTCACCAAGTTCAATTGGTTGCATTATTGATATGTTCTCGATTTCAAACATATCTGTAATTTTATTTATACATGACACCAAAACTTCTTTTTTATTTGAGTTGTGAAAAACAGAAATCTCAAAATTGATTCCAAAATTAATTATAAATGCGTTTGTAATATTTAGTCCATCGGTCAGTACTCTGTATTTTTCTAAATAATTCTTAAGATTGTTTAATACAAGGTCACTTGGTGATATTAGTTTTTTATTGTTGTTATAGGACAACACATACATATTAATTGCAAATGGATTATTGAGTTCACCATAAACAACATTCATTCCGTCAGGTGTTATCTTTACATCATTTGAACTTAAATTTGTTTTAAAAATATTTTTTTGAGATTCAATATCTAGTATTCCGTCTTTTGAAACATATGCCTTTGCAAGACTTCCAAATTTAGGAGGCATAGACAATGCACGGATTACATAATCATCACGTGTAACAGTTCTGTGCTGAGCTGCGAAGTTTGCCATTCCGTTTTGACGAATTTCTTCATCTGTATCGGGTCCCTTCCCTCCAATTGCAGGTGATGGGTTATTTATATTTATACTTGCTTTTACTGTATCAAATATACTTCTTTCGTTTAAGTCTAGATATTCAGAAGAATCCGCAAAGTTTACGCTTACTATTGTATTGAGTGTGTTTGCGTTTACATTTGATTCTGCACCACCCCCTACATAATACTTGATAGTTAAAGTTGTATTAGCAGGAGCACTTCCGTAACTATTTGATTTTAAAAAATTAGATGGATCGTATGCAACCTCAAAGTTTGAACTTGTTAGATTTTTTGTTTTTCCAACATTATTTAAATTTGGAATAATTATCTCATCATCAAATTTATCCGTGCCGGCTCCGAATTCAAGTGTGGTAGTGTTATCTGGATTTACAATGGTTGTAAATCTTCTTGAGGTGCGGATGTATCTAAGTATATATGGAACATTTCCAGAATGATCTATGGGATTGTTTTTAACATCGTTTGCATCTTCTATTAAAACAGTATCCTGTGCGAGGTATGGAACTTCATAATATATATTTCCAGAAGAATCTTTAACAGATAAAATTTCTATAACATTTGTTTCTGATAACGTAGTCTCGAAAAATTCACTTGGTTCACCCACAACCACTGTCTTTGTTACAAGTGTACCAGAGCTTGCTAATACATTTTTTTTAAGTAAGTAAAATGTTGGTTGTCCTGTTTCGTCTCGATCATAAACACTTATATCACGTTCGGAGTCTTTTGTGTTTTGATTAAAATTAATAGAGTCGATTGTTCTAAATGTAGTACCCTGACCATCCGAAGATGACACCTCCATACCAGGTTGTATATTTAGACAATATTTAAAGTCAGGTACATTTTCACCATTTTGATCTACCTTAGAAGGAATAAGTTGAAACACTTCGAGTTCTGTGAGTGATGCTGACGAAGTCTTTACTTTATAGCCTAAATAGTTTGCCAAGTTTATTATGTTTTTTCTCTCCGATGCGTATTGTATGAACCCCTCTTTAAATTGATGATCTACATAGTAAGATAATACATCCCCAACATAACTCGCAAGTTCAATGAACATCATTCCAGTTGAATTTTCACTAAAGTCTTTATATGTTGACGGGAAATAAGATTTTGCGTAATCAACTAAATTTTTCTTAAATGAATTAAAATCCTTACCTGTGTAAGAAATATCCTTCTTACCATTATTTTTTAAATTGTTATATGCGTTTTCCATTATTGTACAACCTCAAGTGTTAATAATTCCCGTGTATCTGGAATTGAATTTATTGAAAAACTAACATCAAGAATTGCTCTATTTGGGTAATCTAAATCGTCTCTGCTTACTTCTACATTTAAGATTGCAATCTCAGGCATCCACTTTTCTGTTGCTTCTATTACCGCATCTTCAAATAAATTATCATATTGTTCGTCACCCGGATTAAATAATAAAAACCTAAGATCACTTCCATATGTAGGCATTAGAGGTCGTTCACCTTTAGCTGTCATTAAGAGCATTTTTAAATTAGTATGAACTCTTACTATGTCTGAGTGTGTTTGTTTAAAATATCCGTCATTTCCTCTGACATAAGGCATCTCTATACCCACTGGAATTTTATCTTGCATTAATTATAGTCCTTTTTTTTGGTTTGTTTTCTCTTCAACCTTACTTAAAAGTGAAGAATAATTACGTGTTAATGCAGACGATACATGGTCAGGTAACGATTCAATACTAACTTCGTTTCCTTGTAGGTCTGTCATTTTATTTTCACACAAACCATCACCAACTTTATGTCCACCGGAGGGAATGCCACCCGTAGTTTCATTTAACACTTTGTTTAGAGCTTCGTTGTTACTGAACTTTTTAAGTTTTGGTTTTTGTACCGATGTACCCGATTCAAGAATTTCTTTAGTAAGTTCAAGTGGGTCTTTTTTCTTCGTTAAGTTAATTTCAGTCTGCATTATTTCCGATAATACAACTGGTAATGATGCAGTTAATTCCTCCCTAACGGCGGTTTTTATAATTTTTACTAATTCTGATTTTTTCATGTTTGTAACCTTTCTATCCAGATATAAATATCCGTTCGCTTAATAATGTTGGTGTTCTTGCCTTTAAAGATGCCAAAGAACCTTGTTGAACCGGTACAGATGTCGTTACATATGGGTCATAATGTACATGACTAGACAACCAATCACATAGATCATCTAACCACCATTTTACACAATCTCCTTTTAAACTTGGATGATTTTTCGTTGTATATGTACCGAGGTGTACAGTTGGTGCTTCAATTGAGGCGTGGATGTCTGTTTTAACGACAAACCTTCTTTTTGAATTCATTGTAATTTCGTCATCTGTTGTGACGAAGAACTTTCTTTTTGAAAATATTCCACATTCTTGAGTTTTTGCAGATATTAAAATTCGTTCAGAATTTATTACAATTTGATTTCCATTTAATACAGATGGTAACTGAACCCCAAATATAATTCCATTGCTTTGTTGCTCCAATACAAGATTTACAGTTTTTTCAATTTCTGTGTCAAATACTTCATCAAATTTTTTATCTGCATCTGCTACTGTTTTATTTACTTCGTTGGATTTTTTTAAATTAGCTAAATCATTTGGGTGTAATAATCCAACTGCATTCAAGTCTGCATCTTCAAGTATTGTTCCCTTTAACTCTTCTCTTGTAATCGTTTCACCTGTAAAATAAGATTTAACTTCGTTGTCTCCCTCTTTAGCAGGTTCTCCCCCAAATGGTTTTGTGGTTTTTATTTTTTTACTAATTTTAGTAACTTCGTTTGTTTTATTATTTATTTTGTAAGTATCCTCTACTACATTTTGTTCATCATCTATGTAAGTATCATAAACTATCGTATCATCATCTGTGTCATATTCAATCCCACTTTTACCACCTTCTGTTATGGTATGTGATCGTGGTGTTTTATCTTCACTTTTACTTTTTTCTTTTACCTTTTCCGTTGAGCTATCTTTTTCAGACTCCAATCCCATGTGTTCATTTACACTTTTTTTAGTGTCGTCTTTTTTTACACTTTCCGTATCTGTCTTTTGTTCAGTTGCATCTCTAACCTGTGTTTTAATACTTTTCTGAGAAAATTCTGTATTTTCTACTTTTATTTTACTTTTTACATTTTGTGCGTTTTGCTCACATGGATTTTCAGTTTGAGGATGTGAAATACCCGTACCGGAGTCATGTGAGTTTTTGAGTGGTGTTTTTAGTTTCAACGAACTGTAATCCACACACATGGCACACTCGGAGGTTT